GTGTTCAGCACTACACCGAATACGACGTAGGTGTAACCTATGTCTCCGATGTCTGAGTTAGAATTAATTTCATCAAGCAACACCTGTATGTCTCCACCTATCCCACGCTGATAAGCCTTTGTGATAACACTTTCGTGTGGCCTGGCTGGAGATCCTGATTGAAAAACAGACTTGTTATCTATTCTAACAGGAATAGGCGGGTAGAACTCCCGTGCGCTCGAGTCTCCACTGGCCTCCACTCTTGAACTATCTAACACGGCGTTGCCTGAACCAATCTTATATATAAATATTCTGGTGCGCCCATCAGTTATGGAAACAGTGGTATCTGTCGTAGTCGTTACTGTTGTTGTAATTAGTTCCTGTGTGGTGACAACTTCTGTCCAATAGTAGTGCTGGCTTGACTAGACGACTTCCCTGCGTATGTTACAACTGCCTCCACTCCATCTGATGAATTATACGTTCCATTTTTGGACCAGGCTCCGGCTGCATTGACTGCCTCAGTTGATGTAACCGAACCAACAGTTAACTCTATGCTGGAGTTTGGCTGAGCCGTCCCCGATACTTCTGAAGTCGTTGAAACAGATATTATGGGGGCGTTAGGCGCCTCAGAAGTGTTAACTACTTCTTCAGTTTCTAACGCTGTAGTGCTTTCAACACTTTGATAATAAGCGACTATGACTTCTGAGCTAGCGCTGTATCCAGGTACAAAAAAGCTGTCACTGTTTATAGGAGTACCTGCCGGATACTCCGTTCCTGTGGGGTACTGTATTGTAATATCATTTGTGCTAAAGTCATAATCAGCCAACCACTCTACATGAATAAGTTCTGGCTTATTTTCTAAAATATATCGCTCTGCATAGAAACTTTCATCCGCACCATCGAGAAAAGATATACTGACACTCACTACTACGTTTGGATCTCCAGCAAAGTCTGTTGCATGTATTAAAGCTTCTAGCTCAGCATTATTTATATTAGCACCATAATCTATAGAAGCCCTGGGCATAGCCAAGTCATAGTTATTTTTTGCCCATCTAAAGAAGCTTCTTTGTGCTGTTCTGGGGCCCTTGAGATGCGACTCTAACAGCGATTCCCCCAAAAACCTGTTAGGGTCTCCAGACAATACTGTGGAGGTTAGAGCCTCTCTAATAAAGGAAACCCGGTCACCGGATTCCGGTTCTGTCATGTTGTATATGGAAGAAGATACATATACTTTTCGGCTACCACTGAATAGTCCCATATCGGGTCTGCCCTATGTTAGTATGTTGTCCGAGCGTAAGCTGGCGAGTACAGCATCAATGTTCGCGTTAGTAAGCTGATTAGGGGCGTTTAAACCTTCATCCAGAGATTTCTGTGTGATCCAGCTGTCCAAGTACATTTTGCCCACTTTGTATCGAGCATCTTTCTTGTAAGAATCGATTTGTTGAGAGTACAGATCCTTCTGCTTACCTACGGCGCCAGTAACGGGTGAGCCGTCAATTCGAGTATCCTTAGTTTGTGCATGTTGAACTTCTGTTTGTTCCTTCAGAAGTGCCAACTGCTGAACCAAGGTGCTCGATAATTGATAATCTTTAATGGCGGCATCTTTAATTAAGTTATCTCGCTGTTGCGGCAACAGATCACTAACCTCAAACTCTAATTTCTCCACATTAGACCTCATAACATGGTCAGTCTGGTAAATCAGCTGGCGCTTTTCTTCTGGCAAAATATCAGTATTTCTGTACGTCAAACCAACAGTTGTTTGCTCTATTTGGGTTGTTTGTTTTGTAGTTTGATCAACATTAGCGGGGAGCACACTTTCTAAATTGTAATCGGCTATGAGCTTGTTTGCTAATGTGAGCTGGCGTTGTGCTTCAGTTGTCTCAATGTTTTTATTAATTTGAGACAATTCAGCCGGCATTATATTAGAAGTCCTGTAGTCAATACTTGCAGTTATGTAAGCTTTTGTGTATTCTTCACCAGTTATCCGGTTTTCTTCATATTCTTCCTGAATGTGATTTTTAATAGATTTCATCATGACATCAAACACACCTGGTCCATCAGGTACCTCTGTTGTGAGGTCTGAGATGTTTAATTTGACAGGTGCTGATGCCATGATGAAACCTTAATTTATTGTGTTAAAATTTTAGAGACCGACTCGTTCGGCAGCTGCTTGCTTAAGAGACAGCTCTTTGAGCTCTTTCTCTGTAAGGGGGTCCAACTCCACAATCGTATATTCGGGTACCAGACGAGTAGATACGCGCTCAGTGCCGTCCTGATTTTTCACAGACTTGACTTGCTGGTACTTGCGCCGGCGCAGGTCAGACAGCAGGATTTTCGGGATGTGGTAACCATTTTCAGTGGCTTCCCCAAATGGGATCATCTTACGAATATTGCCGAGATACTTGTTACCAGCAGTGATGATCTCACCGTGAAGATCGCTCTTCGCAGGGTTGTTGTTATAGATCTGTACGCGAACCAGAGCCATATGCTCAGCAACTTGACGTTGACGAATAACGCGCTTGCGAGTACGAGGCTCTAATGCACGAATTTCCGCAACGGACATTGCGAGACAGGCTTCGACGGAATATTTGCCCTTACCAGGGTCAGATACATTTGCGGTAAGCGGAGCAACAGATGCCTGTGTGGCGTCCATAACCGGATCAGGAGTAGCGGCATTGCCGGCAGGCTCTTGTGTATCTGAAAGTTTAGCTTCAATCTTAGCGCGGAGAGTGTTCACACCAATGTTCGGCGAATGTTGAATACCAAGCACTTTGGCTCGGTCCTTGAGACTGTCTAACTCTGACGGCATTCCGTCGTCTAAATCGTCTTGGTTTGTAGTGTCGTCTGACATGATGAAATCCTTTGTTTCGGGTGTTAAATACAGGGCTGGTTATTAGTTGTCGGCCGGACCACCCAAGAATCCGACCGACGGTGCCTCTCGATCTCCCAAAGAGGAGGCACCTATTGGTTATGGTGAGATTAGATCTCGGCCAAAGTCTTCAGCACCGCTAGGCGCTCAGGACGAAGGATAAGCGTACCATACCACCATTTGATGGAGTGGAAGCCGATCTCACCGTACGGGTTCATACGATCCGCAACTTCTTTACCAGGCTTCTTGTGGATCATTTTCCACTTAACGCCTTTACCACCGGTTTGGAAACCAATTGTAGTGAAGGAGCCGTCGCCAACAATAAGCATCGGGAAGACACTGTAATTGCCACCGTCTTCACGGTAGCCAGGGTTAGCCGTTACAGCTGCGCCTTCGCCTTGCCATGACTGCATTTCAGGAACAACGACGATCCGGAAGTGATTGATTGAACCAATCTCACCGTTAAGAAGTGTCCCGGCCGCAGCGTACTGGTTGGCAGGAATAAAGGCCTGGTTGTTGAAGTTATCGCGCATATTCTCGACGGTCTCTTGGAGCTCCGTACCGATATACATGACACGACCGTTACGAATTGTCTTCGTATCGATCATCCGTGAACCAGTGATGATCTTCGTCTGCTTAGGCGTACGGTTCTCGTCGAGAGCGATGCTAAGCTTATAAAGGTCACTGTATTCAACAACAGCTGGATCGGCGCTTTCGCCGTCGATCGTAGCGTCTGATGTTGCGTCACCGGCGTAGTAAACCGTACCAGCACCCTCAAGAAGATCGAGCTGAAGAACCGCCTCAGAGATCTGCGTAGCACCAGTTATCAACTCGCGGTTCATGTGCATCATCAATTGAGCGTCGGAGTCGAAATCTAGCGCTTCCTGAGAATACTCAGTGAAGAAGCCAAGCTTCGTAATTGATCCTTCGCGCAAGACGCGGGTAAAGCCGCCCCGTAGAGGTTACCGTTCGCAATAGTGGCGCCAGTAGCGTCAATACCTTGGTCGTTAACATTGCGGTCATCCAATAGCGGGATGTAATGATAGACTTTGATCGTCTTACCGTAGTGTTTCGGCATAGACATAGTGTCAGCCAATGGCATGAAATACATTTCACGTTTGGCATCGATAAGCGCTTTCTTCTGGTAGAAGAATTCGTTCATTTGACCTCCGCCGACGGTAGAATCGGTCGCTGGAGGGGCATTATAGAGATGTGCTGCATCTGGCATGATTAAGGTTCCTTTCGCATTAGCAGCGTACTAGGTCAATTAAACCAGGTGATCCAGACCATCCAGCTTTTCGAAATCCTCGTCACTCATGTTCATAGGATTAGCTGGTAAAGCTTTTGCTGCCACACCGGACTTAACAGGAGCTACTGCTTTCGCAGCGGCATTGTTATTGGTCTTAGGTTTTGGCTTCGCAGCTTTACGGTCAAGAACTTCTGGTTCAGCACCGGAATTGATGGTTGGCTGAGCCTTTGTACTCGTTTCAGTTACTGTATCAGTCGTCGTTTCGGCAGCAGCTGGAGTGGTGAACATGTTATTGTTCGCCATGATTGTTCCAACTTGTTGATAGGCCTCCAAGAAGGAGACCCCTTTCAAATTGCCCAACATTTTTTCGTGGTCGACCCGGGCAACGATCTGGCTCTCGACCCTGAGGGTGGGAGCCTACATCCGCCACAGCCATCTCGAAGTTAACTTGGGTCTCCGAAGCACGATAATCCTTCGGACGGTACTTTGCATCAGCCGCCTCTCCGGCTTCACCTGTCTCGATGTCGAGAGGGTCAATTCCGTGAGTACGAACTAATTTCTTTATGGCATCGGGGTTACCCGCTTTCAATTCGATGAGATAATTTAACTCAGCATCATCGATACCATTATTCTTCAATGTTTTCACTTGAGCCAATTGAGGCCTTAGATCCATCATCGTACGAGTGTAGCCGGCCCCCATTTGCATGAGACGAATGGCTTCCTCTTTATTCTTTACCTGCACCGTTTTGCCATTGGCTCTAAACGGAGCGAAGATCTCTTTGTATGCTGCGACCGCGGTAGCATCGTCAACCTCGAGAGGTGCGACAGGACCAGTGGCAACTGCTGCAGCCTCAGGCTTAGCAGCGGCTTTGTCGAGAACAGCACTTGGCTTTGCGCCAGGAGTTTCTTCTTTTACAGCTTTATCTTCCGCAGTAGCAGCTACATCAGTTTTAACTTTTTCAGTCGTTTCTTCAGTTGCCGGAGCCTCTTCAGTGGTCTCTTCTTCTGCAGTTGTGCCTTCAGAGGCTTCTGCCTCCTCCAGTTGCTTTTCAAAAGCTTCATCGGATAGATCCAGGAGATCTTCACCTGAATCTTCTTCCTCGACAACGACTTCTTCTGTTTCCACAGTTTCAGTCTCGGTTGTCACGTCTTCAGCCACAGCAACTTCTTCAGTTGTCACGACTTCTTCTTCTGTAGTTACATCGTCAGCCATGGTCTTTACTCAGCTCCCTGTTCTGAAGCGTACTCGCCTTCGCCATACTCCTGAAGAGCTTCATCAGAGCGAAGATAATCAAGTGAGCCCTCGTGGCCAACAATCTCATCTTTCGCCTGATCACCCATCATGATGGTGACAGACAGGTAGCGTTTAAGGGCGCCAATAGACAGAAGATCAATACGGACCTTCTCTTTAGTCTCGGCATCCAAGCGGGGATCGCTATAGAGGTGTGTAAGACGAATCGACTCTTGTTCGAAAAAGCCTTTCTCTACTACCTCTTGAAAATCTTTATTTTGCGATAATCGCCGAATCTGTTCAGCCTTTTTGACGAGGCCTTTAGCATGATCGATCGAAATTTCGACCTCTGCTATTTCTTGTGCAATCTGGGACATTTGGGTGTTTCCTAATTAACAGGGTTTAAAAATTAATAACCACGTACTCGTGATTTGCTCTTATTGGCCGGGAAATGGACCGGCGTCAAGCGGAACTTGAGGCGGAAGTACACTTCTTGGCTGATTACTGGCACTATTCAGCTCTTTACTGAGCTGATTGTAACCAACGCCGGCTTCGATGTCAGGAGATGTCTCTCCCTCTTTCTCACTTCGCATAAG